TCGGGTCATTTTTAAAGGGACTGATTATTACAATATGATCAGCGGACCCATTTTCAAAGTGCTGATGGAGAGATTCAAAAGCACGGAGGGCAACACGCGGGATTTTGATTTCATGATTGCTTACAAGCAACACACCCCTGAAATAGCATCGTTCATGGAGAAAAGGCCTTCAGCTTCTTTTATGGAAGCTGACTTTTCATCCAATGATAAGACTCAAGTCAAGGATGTTATGGAGTTGGAGTGTGAATTCATGAAGAGATTGGGTTGTCCCAGGTGGTTCGTACAGTTGCACAGAGCTAGCAACAGGTTTTCAGCGTATAATTCGAAGTATGGCGTGTCCGCCATCGTTGAAAATCAGTTAGCTACTGGAGCAACTGACACAACTTTCAGGAACAGTTTTTGGAATTTGTGCATTTTTAAAGCCTGGGCTTTTCGTTATAAGGTGACGGGTTCACTTGTATGCGTTTTGGGAGACGACATGGTTTGTGGGTTGACTCGTAGAGTTAGGCGCTGCGCTTATCACTATGAGCAAGTGTCAAGATTGGCAAGAATGACGGCGAAGGTTAACACTTCAAAGTCATTGCACGGCATGCATTTTTTGTCAAAGCACTTCATTCCTGTTACCAGGGGTGAAGAAATGCATGTCATGCTACCGTTTATCGGCAAAGTCTTGGCAAAGTTTAATTCTCGACCCAATCTAAACCAGTCTGTCTCTGACGACGAATACATGGCAGGGAAGTCCCTCAGCCATTGTTACGAGTTCAGATTTTGTCACGTCATTCGTGATCTCTTCGTTGAAAGGGCCAATTTTCACTTGGCACGCTCACGCGGCAAGTACAGCCTTGAAGGGATCACTTACCATGTGCGACAGTTTGCTGTCCACAAAGGCGTGATAGAATCCATGTTAGATGGTTCTGTGAACCATCCTGATCTCGTAACTGCCGAGGACCTTTCCCTGTTTTGGTTAACCCTAGCAGATATGACATTCTCTGATGTTTACCCTCTTGTCTGTGCTGTCGTGACCACTCATGGCTTCAGCATTTTAGACTCAGAGGCTTCCAAGCACTTGGTAGATTACTGATCGCATCACACAAGATCGGAGGAACGCCAGTGCGACCCGGTTGACATCAGAGGTGTTTACAGCTAGTTCACCCTATAAAAGCC